GTTTGCCCGTGAGCAAAGCTAGGAAAGCCAGTGCTTTCATCAGCTAGTACTCTAGCCTTATCAAATAGCTGCATGTTTTCTTGAGCTACGTTAGGAAACTTAGTACCAAAGATACCTTGTCCCGGTGCGCCACCTTGTCTGCGGAATACTTTACCGGGGTAAACACTCATGTCTTGACCGGGGACTAAGTTAGTCTCGTCAACTTCTATAAGTAAGTTACCACTGAGTACAGCATTATCTACAGCCATACGCATAAAGCCATTCATTAGTGTCTGGGTATCATCCATGTTTTCAGCAATACCTACACCAAAGAAGCTGTAGGGGTTTATCTCATAAGGCACAGCGTAGTAAGGTATTACTGCAGGTTTAAATGGATTCATAACTAAACGTAATACTTGCCCATTACATACCCAGATGTTTACACTTACTTCATCGTGATCTTTTAATTCTTTAGGTATCTCAATGTCGTGATCTTTTAAAACTTCTACATCAACAAAGCCCCAAAACTCTTTAACGTCATAACGCTCTGCAGAACTTTGTTGTGCATCATCTTCCATCTCTTGTTCCCACCATTTCTTTTCGTAGGATTCGCCTAATTCTACAGCGTTATTAATAGCGGTAGGCCGAAAGAAAGGTCGTTTTTTTAATGCTCTCATTTGTGAGCGAGACATCTTGTGTCTTTCTAGACAGTACTCTGCTTCATCCATGTTAGCTGCATCAGGGTCAGGATAAAAGTTCCACACAGAAACGTAGTTAGTAGAAGGTACAGTCTTAACAACAGGATCATAATTACCTTCATCATCCCAGTTAGGGTATTCTTTATTTACAGCTAGTGGGCCTTTCATAATACCTGTACCAAATAAAGCTAACTCAAATGCAGCTAAACGTAATTGTTTATTAGCATTTGATTCTTCTAGTTGGTCATGTATTTTCTTTTGCATTTTTTTAGCTGCAATCATTGCAGGATGAAATGAGACAGATGAAGGAGTAACAGGGCTACTTTCAACTAAAAAATCTCCTACAGGAGTTAATTTCTTTTCTAGTGGACCTAATCTATCTTTTAATTGACTAAGTGTATCTCCCGGTTGTAATACTGTATCAGGAGTTATTAATGGTTCAGGTTTAGAAAATGCTTCTCTAGATTGCTCAGTTATTTTTTGACCCATAGGATCTGTTTCAAACGATACAGTATCAGCTACACCTTCAGGAAGTTTTGTAGGATTAACAGTTAAAGGAAAAGTATTGTTACCAAATAATACTTCAACAATTTGACCATATGCTGCAAGAGTTTTAGTCTTAGTAACTTTAACAAATACTCTAGATCGTTCAGCTTCAGTAAATTTTACATCTGCAGAGTACAAACCTCTGTAATTTCTGTATGCATTCATCCATCTTTGTTCATCTACAAACCTAGCGTCTTCAGCTTTGTTAAATCGTTCTTCTACTAATTGAACTATACTACCTGATTTAGGATCATCAGAATTTTCTGTATCTTTAATATCCTCTAAAGAAGAAGATGCATCAGTTTCCATAAAGTTATTTTCATCTGCCATAAGTACTAGTATCCAAATGTAGGATCAGAAGCTTGAAATCCTGATCGGTGTGTTGCTGGGTTAAAGTCCCAAATTGAACTGCGAGGTCTTGTCATTATACCGTATCTCAAAGCATCATACAAGTGATCTTCTGATTTAGTATCTACATCCTCTGAGTTATTTTTATCTAAAGGTATTGCAGGTAATTGTGATATTGTATTAGTACAGGTAGACATGAATACAAGGCGAGGTTCGTCTGTAAACTCATCTACCTGCAGGCGTCTATGTAGCTCGTTCTTACCTGCCACTCGTGAGCCTTTAGAGCGATCCGAAGGTCGCCATCGGCAACCCTTCATATTCATCTGCTCTGCTAGGCTTGGACCTGTATCACCTCTCTTATGCCAAAGGGAGCTATCTAAGACACCGTACCGAATTGTTCCGTCTTGATGTTCAGCATCTAGTATCATATCTGCTAAATCTGTAGCTGTAACTTTAGAACAATATAATTCTCTGTATACAATTAGTTGGTCAGTAGGAGCTACTGCAAGCCAGAGTACACCTGTATGACTTCCGTAGCCGTAGTCGCAAGCTCTAAATCTAGCCCAACTTTGAGGTATCTTAAAAGGATCAATTACGTGTATTTTTCTATTAAACTCAGGAAACGCTGCTCCTTCGTTAACATCCCAGTTACCATCTAGTAATTGTTTCCTTTGATGTTCAGGTAACGACAAAAGCATTGCTTCATAGTCGCCACCTTCAGAGAGATAAGGATTGTCAAATAAACTTGCAGGTATAAACCTACGTTTAAACAAAGGTTCACCTTCTCTAGTGTGACCTTTAGGAAATGTAATAGTGTCGCCTGTTTCAATATTAGTAGCCCAGAATGGTTCCCTTGAAGGAGAAGGATCAATAAACATTTTCTTAACCCATTGATGTCCTGCACCTCCGGGGTTTGTAGTAGCTCTCATGTACAAGCCTAAGTCTTTAGCGTAAGCACTACGTAAACGAGATCTCATGTAGTCCCATGCGTAAGGAGAACTCCACTGTGTTAACTCGTCAAAACCTATCCAGTTAAACGCCTGTCCTTGGTAGCGTGTAACATCCATATCTTTGTCGAGGTACGACATCCAAAGTCTGCCACCTCTAGGTGAGATCCATTGGCTTTTTCTTTCTGACCATTTAATACCCGGTATAGCACGAGGATATAACTCTTGGCTTTTCTGTATTAGCTCTCGTAATTCTTCAGTAGTGTGTCGTACTAGTAGTCCACTAAAGTTAGCGTTGTTTAATCCGTGTAGTGGATCAGCTAACATAGCGTAAGATTTGCCACCACCAGCTGCCCCACCGTAAAGTACTTCTCTTTCAGATGAAGATAAGAAGTCTGTCTGTGGTCCGTCATTAGCTTTAAAGACTACATCTTGAGCCTCTTGTACATCGTATGCTGGTGCTACAGGTTTAGCAGGTACAGCTTTAGTTTTTTTAATTGGCGTAGGTTCCGACTTTTTGCGTTTCGAGGTTCTCGATTTCTTGGAGCGTTTGGGCAAGTCGTTGGGCAAGCCTACGTTTAATAGTAATTGTTTTTTTACGTTTTCGCTCAATGTCTATTCTCTTTTTTAATCCGTTATGGGATATACTTCTACTTGTCTGTCTAGTTAACCACTGAGCTACTTCTCTGTAACTGTATTGTAATAGATGTCTTTTAGCTACTTCAAGTGCTTCTAACTCATCAGGTATAGGTTCTAACAACCTGCTATTATCTTTATTAACTTTGTATCCGAATGGTACAGTAGTAAGAGATACTCTGGCAATAGTATGCCATTCTTTTTCTTTTCCTCTTTTAGGTTTAGGTAATTCCCAATACCCTAAGTCTTCACGTTTTATTCGTTCTTACCTTCTTTAGCTGGTAAAATAAATACACCACCACTAGATGAAGTAACATCTACACGATCTACTTTACCAAAGCCACCCCTATCTAATATATCTCTAGCTGCTGACATCTTATCTCTAATGCCTAACTCAGTAGGATCATCTAACGCTTTAGCCATAGCTACAGCAGCTTTAGGTCCAATCTGAACAAGAAAATTAGTTGTGGCTTTTATTACTTCATGTTGTAAAGAATCAGACACAGACTTAGTAGGTGTGTTTTCACTATAGCCTGCAAGTCTTTTTGCAACAGCGTGATTACCACCTGCTTCTTCAAACAATACTTCTAAAAACTTTTCTTGATTAGCTGTTAATTGTCTAGTCATTATTTCTTTTTCTTTCTGCTAGGTATCTTAGCACTTCCAACTTTTGCTTTTGCTGTCTTTGTAAGATCTTTAAAGTGAACTACGGGTTTAGAACTTTTAGTGTGAGTTTTACCTGTATGTAAAGAACCGTCTGACATCTTGTGAGTAGTACCATTATACTCTGTTCCATTTTTTAAATAATGCTGTACACCTTTTGCCATGTTATCTCCTTAGCATTTCTAATGCTGTTTCTAATGTTTCATTGTTTCTACGAGTCCAACCCTTACCAAATGTTTTAAAGGTAGAAAGACTTTCATAAAACTCCTGACGAGTAGAGTGCATCTTAACTACTATGTCTTTATGTGTAAAGTTTGCAACAGCTTTCAATGTCATAGGACCAATGCCACCATCAGCAGTAACGCCCACAATCCTCTGTAAGGCTTTCGCAGAACGGCCCACTCCACTATTAACGCCCCAGTCAAATACAGACCAATCAACTCCACTAGGTAGACCATCACATCTCCCACGATCCCAATAGTTTTTTCTGTAGATAGGAGACACATCTATTGGTGTTAACGCTCTCATCTCTTCTTCGGTGGCGTTACGATTAGTGTATGCATCGTATACAGCTTTAGTAACGCCTAAATTTGTCATGCCTCCGGGGTCTGATGGATGATTTACAAAACCACCTTCATGTTTCAGAAGCATGTTTAAGCAAGGTATAAAGTTTTCTGC